TTTTACTGTCTCAAAAAAACCTGTTGAGTCTAAACCTAAAGCAAATCCTCCGATACCTGAAAATAAATCTAAAACTTTTAATTTTCTACTCACGAATAATCTCTCTCCAATATCATTTCTAAATAGTGTATTGCTTTCTTAATGTCCTCCTCCTTTCCCTTTACAGAGTGTCTGCAAATATATTTTATAGCATTGCCCTCTGCAAAAAGCAACTTGTTCTCATTTATAAACTCTGCGGGCTGAATTTTCATCTTTGCATAATGTTTTCCACCAACTTGTTTTTCTAATGATTCATATGTAACACCTTTAAATATTTCTTTATTTGTCATATTTTATAACCTCTTTCTGTTTTTGAATAAATTATGTTTAATTTTTTCTTAGCTCTTGTGACACCAACATAAAATAATCTATGTTCATCGTCTGGGTCATCTAGGTATTTATTATATGCAGCATTACTCAAATCTGTTAACAACACCACATTATCTCTTTCATTACCTTTCACACCATGAATAGTTGATATTTTAATTCTAGGTTCTCTTGATAAGTCCTCTCCACTCTCTATTAATTTTCTTATTTTTCTTATTTCATCATCACCTAAATCATCAAAAGCTTTATACCACTCATCATTTGTTTTTAAACCATAGTTAGCTTTTAAAGTATCGATATCATAATAATTTTCTTTAGACATAGATTTCATTTTTTTAACATCTACATTTTTACTCATCTTATTAGTTATCTTTTTATAATCATTATAATGTAAAGGTGTGCCCTCTCTTAACTTATTCCAATTTTCTATTAGTGCATATATGTTTTGCACTCTTGGTGTAGAGTTTCTTCTTTGAAAATAGTAACCATTTTGATCTAGATAATAAGCAACCTTTTCTAAAAATAAATTAGTTCTAGCTAAAATTAACCACTCACCTTTAGATAAATTCACCCTTTCTAACTCCCAATGATAATCGACATCACCTAAATCTTCTTTAGGTATCCAATTTTTCTGTACTCTATTTTTAACTTTTGTAATTATTGAGTTTGCTACATTAAAAATTTTTTTAGGAACTCTGTAAGATTGTTGTAATATAATCTTTTCTCCTTCTAAGTTTATAAAGTTCTCTGGATAAGCACCATTCCATTTGTAAATAGCTTGATCATCGTCACCTGCTATTATGGATTGCTTAGAACTCTTTTCTAATTTTTTTACTATGTCCCATTGAATTAAACTTAAATCTTGTGCTTCATCTACAAATATAACCTCAAACTTAGGGCTTTCACCTTTGTCTAAAAATTTCTCTAACATATCAATAAAATCTATTAGACCTTTGTGTTTTTTATATCTGTATAGTTCTTTATTAATTATCTCTAACTTATCATAAGTTATATTATAATTATTACCGTTACGATTATATAATTCCAACGGCGATATTCTTTTGTTTCTAGCAAGACTTATGAGGGATATGTAAGGATCCTTTGAATGTAACACACCTTCGTGGTCATTGTCATAACGAATACCTTCAAACTCTATCTGTATGTCTTTACCCAAGTCTCTGTAATCTTTTTCTTGCATTACATTTTCTTTTTTAAGTCCCAATAAATTAAAACAAAAAGAGTGTAGAGTTCTGAAGTAAGGTAGATCCTTATCTGTTAAATTAAATTTTTCCATAGCTCTACTCTTACCCTCTTGTGCTGCATTTTTAGAAAATGTAAAATAACCTATTTTACTAGGATCTACTTTCTCTAAAAATTTTTCTAACTCATTCATTAGGTAATATGTTTTACCCGTACCCGGTGGTCCATATATTATCTTTCTCATTAATAGTTCTCCTTGTTAAATGTTTTTTCTTTATATGTTTGTGGTTTTTTATCGAATCTAGCTACGACAAATACAGATAGTTTTGTTTTACCTACTCTTTTTGTAAAACAATTTAAGTGATCTTTTAACATTTGCGATGTTCTTTGATATTGAACTTTCCAATGTCTACGAGTTAAGTATTGATGGAAAAAATTATCAAATACAAAATAGTGATGACCATCTTTAGTATAAGTTCCACCATTTTTTAGATCTTCAAAGTCATCTTTTTTAACTCTATTTAGACAATAATCTTCTAAATAGTTTCTTAAAATATCCCTAGTCCCTGTTCCTTCAGCAGGTTCTGTTATCTCTGCACCTTCTAATAAGACATTAGTTTTTTGTTTCCATTCATTAGTTTTTAAAGTAGGTGGATTGAATCTAAGCTGCTTAACACACTCTTCTTGAAACAAAGCTTGATTAGTTAAATGTTTTGCTGAATCTAAATATAACCTATCTCCATCGACATTTAAATAATAGTAAGGTTCTTCTAAATTAACAACTTGTAAGTCTGTTAAGTTAGGAAACATTATCTCTTGCCCTATTCCAAACTTTCTAGATTTACATAATTTTTTATCACATAAACTACACATAGGTTGATCGTTACATTTATAACCCCAATCTTTTTTATCGTGTTGTTTTGTTATTATATTTACCTCTGTATCTGACAATGGTTGCTCCATTGCCATATCATTAAATATCATTATTTTTGTTTTCCAATTATCTGGCCATTTAGATTTTGCGTATACACCATAATGAAACAATGCATTGTTACGCCCACCCTCCCCTATTCTATTTTGTGCCATGAGTTCTATACACGGTGGACCGTCAGAGTAAGGTGTCTCTGGTCTTTCTATTTTTAAATTTTGTAATTGTTCTTGTGTAACTTTTTTAGTATCGTATAAATTATAAAAACTTTCTAGATTAATAGCTTCTCCCAAATTATTAAAGGCATATCTTGTCGTATTATCACCTTTAAAGTATGGTAAATTTAAAAAATTTCCTGTATCATCTTTCGATTTTAATTCTCTTTGTTTTGGAAAAACTTCAGATCCACCATAACCTAATACAGATCTAATCTCATTTAGTTTATCTTGCATCAAAGCAGCAGAGACATACTCTGATGTGAATAAAAAAACATGAGCACCACCAGATTTAGATCTAAATACTATTAGAGGTAGTTTTAAATTTTCTATTTTATTAATTAGTTTTTTGTGATCAAAACCTGCATACGAGTCTATATCTATACAGCCCCATTTACATTTATTTTCATCATTGATAGGTATTACGCCTAAACTTTCTACACCTTGTAAATGCTCTACCCAATGATTTTCTGTAATTATTTCTCTCTTTACAAAAGACTTACCCTTTATTTTATTGCCATCTCCGTTTGATTCTCCAACTTTAGTGACACCATGAGCTCTATCTAAACCTTGAAATATATTTTTAAATCTTTCTATCAATTCCATAATAATAAATGGGCGGTTCCAGTCTCCCTTCACCGCCCATCACCTAGGATACTTTTTAATAGTTGCCTGTGGAATTAGTTGGTGCGGAGTCTTCCGAACCATGTTTAGCGACTATCTCACCTTTACCCACACTAGTTGCAAAGTTTTTAGCCATGTCATAGATTGATTTATCTGTAACAGGACCAACTTTCTCTACATCCCATCCAAACCAAGTGCCTTTGTCGTTAGACATCTGCACTGTCTTTAAATTGTAAATGTGGCTGTAAGTTGGCGGGGTAAACAAACCACTTTTACCCTGCATTTTTATACCCATCATCATTGAGTTCCATTTTCTACTTACTTTAAGTTGAGTAGATTTCATAGAAATCAACGCTGTTTCAGGACTATCACCGACAACTAATACAAAATGATTAGCGGTATTATCAAGATAATTACCGTTTGGTAATCTATCTTTATAGTCTTTCCCTCTCGTGGTTTGACTAATAATATCACTATCAGCTTCATGAATAGCTACAGGAGCGCCAGAACTCTGACCTCTATCTTGCCATTCTATGTACTGTCTTTTGTAATGACACGGTACAACTTGTATCGAATCGTACAAAGCGTTAGTAACGGTATTTATTATTTTGCCGGGTTCTGCGCCCTCTACATATTTACCATCTCTTTTGTTAACCTCTGGAGATAGTTGTCCCAAAATTTTTAAGAAGGGTAACGCAAGATCTTCTTGCGATATATTTTGAGCACCCATATTTGCATCAGCTTCAAACATATTTGTTGCTAATGCTCCTTCTTTTTTCGTTGTTACTTGGTTCATGTTACTTGTTCCTTTTTATTGTTGTCTTATTCTCCGAAAATATTCCGAAGATTTCCGTTGGCATGTCTTTACCTGCCTCAATACGTTCACGGACTAACGCTTTCAGAGTCATGGGTTCAACCTTCATCTTTTGTGTTGGTTGGAACCCTTGACCCTTCGCAAGTTCAGCATAATCAGCTGCCTTGTTATCTTCGTTACGACCAAAGGATACGGATATCTCGTTTTTGATTATATCCCCTAGTCCATTCTCACGAAGCCAGTTAAACGCCGCCTCTTTGTTTGCTTCCGTAATGGTAGCACGATACGTCGTTGAAACTTTTAAATGCGATCCATCATGCAGTTTTAATTCTGCAAGTCCCATCTCTGACATCATAGTTGGTATAATATCACCAGAAACTTTTTGTATTTCTGATTTAGTATTTTTTATATTCTCTTCTTGAAGTTCTAATCTTTCTTGTAAAGACTCTAATTTTTCTACTTGATCTGCAAGAGACTGAATACCTTCGGTCTTTTTCATTGCATCTTGTTGATCTTTTTCAAAATCAATTGCCATCTATTTCTCCTTTCTCGTATAAGTTAATTTCTATAGGATAATATGTTCTTTCTTGTTTATCCCATTTAAGCAAATTGTATTTACCGTTTGTAATATCAGACACTATAGAACATGCAACGCCTATTATTGCTGGATCTCCAGTTAATAATAAATAATCCTCTTGTTTAAAATTTTTAAGAAGACTTCTTAATTTATATACTAATGGTCCTGGAGAAAATATTATTTGAGAATCTTCAGGCAACAAAAATTTAAATTTACCAAATTTAGATGCACCCATGATATTTATTTTTGGGTTGCCAAATTTAGTACCAGCTATCTCCTGTATTACATACACTATTCTTTCTGACATGCGTTGACATATAGTTTAATAAAATATATATGTCAACCCATACAGGAGAAAAAATGAATTATAAATTTAAAACTAAACCTTACGCACATCAAATAACTGCGTTAGAAAAATCTTGGAATAAAGAGACCTATGCTTATTTTATGGAAATGGGTACTGGTAAAACTAAAGTATTAATAGATAATCTTGCCATGTTGTATGACAAAGGTAAGGTGGATGGTGCCTTAATTATTGCTCCAAAAGGTGTTGTAAAAACTTGGTATGAACAAGAACTACCAACACATTTACCAAATCACATTGAGAACACAAAAGTTTTGTGGCAATCGAATATAACAAAAACACAAAGAGAAAAATTAGAATCTTTATTTGAATTAGGTCAAGATTTACATATTTTAATTATGAATGTAGAGTCTTTGTCTACAGATAAGGGTGTTAAATTTGCATCTAAATTTTTAAACTCACATAAAGTATTGATGGCCATTGATGAGTCTACCACGATTAAAAATCAAGCTGCAAAAAGAACTAAAAATATAATCGATTTAGGAAAATTTGCAAAATATAGGAGAATAATGACAGGCTCACCTATTACAAAAAATCCACTAGACTTATTTAGTCAGTGTGAGTTCCTTGATCCATGGTTATTAAACTTTGACTCATTCTATGCTTTTCGTAATAGATATGCAAAGATGAAGACTATGCATCTGCGTGGTAGGTCGATACAGATAGTAGATGTCTTTCAAAATCTAGGAGAGCTATCGGATAAGGTAAAAGGATTTTCATACAGAGTATTGAAAGAGGATTGTTTGGATCTACCTCCTAAAAATTTTATTAAGAGACATGTAGCTCTTACTCCCGACCAAAAAAGAATTTATGAACAGATGAAAAAAGAAGCCATGGCTATTCTTAATGGTAAGGTCACAACTACTATGACCGTGCTAACACAATTAATGCGTTTACATCAAATTACTTGTGGACATTTTACAGCTGATGATGGTTCTACTCAATCAGTTGAAAGTAACAGAATAAATGAACTTATGTCTATTCTTGAAGAAATAGATGGTAAAGCTATTATTTGGGCTAATTATCAATTAAGTGTTGGTGAGATTATACAAAGAATAATTAAAGAATATGGTAAAAATTCTTATGTGCACTATTATGGTTTAACCTCACAAGAAGATAGACAAGACAATATTCGTAAATTTCAAAATGATCCTAAATGTAGATTTTTAATAGGCACTCCACAAACAGGTGGTTATGGTATAACACTTACACAAGCCAATACCGTAATTTATTATTCTAATGGTTATGATTTAGAAAAAAGATTACAATCTGAAGACAGAGCACATAGAATAGGTCAAAAGAAAACTGTTACCTATATTGATTTAATTGCTGAAGATACTGTTGATGAAAAAATTGTAAAAGCATTAAGAGAAAAAATTAATATTGCATCTGAGGTTATGGGGGAGGATTTAAAAGAATGGATTTAAAACCGTTGGTATTGCTTGTGTATAACTTGAATTATTTTCTTGCTATCCTATTTTATCCATGATACTATACTTTTATAAATAATACAGGAGAATAAAATGTATAATAACTTAAATCAAAAATTATCGGATATTAGATCTGGTAATTATTTAATTAAAGTAACTGAGATAGGTGATAAACAACTAAACAAATATTATTCTAAAGAATATTTTGTTAGTGTAAAATATAAAGTCACAGATTTAAATAATCCTAAAAGAAAATTTGGGGTTTTAGTTCCAGGTATGGGTGCAAAACCCATTGAACTAAATACAGAGATGGAACTATTACCTAGAAATTATTTTTCTTGGGAAAACTTTGATGAGGTTTTATTTAATAGATTATCTAGAACTCAAAAAGATATAAATGAAGAAGGCTACTATCTTAAAGATAGAGACACAGGAAAGGTGGTGGTTAATGATTAGATACATAGGCGTAGAAAAAGACACTCCAAATTTTCCAAGAGTGTGGGGAGAAGGTAAAACACATACTGAAGCTAAATTACAATGTGAGATAGCTTTAAGAGAAAAGTTATTAGGTAAATTAAAAAGAGGTTGTCGAGAAGATTTTGCTCAACCTGAAAGGTACATTATTAAGGAAGAAAAAATTTAAGTTTGGGGCAGTAGTGGGCTTCTGGTGGTTTCCGGCTATCTAGGTTGGTTCGGTTTTGTTTGTTTATCCCGTAAGTAAACCAACCACCACTACACTAGATCTACAGCTCTACCAATAATTGGTTTGTACTTTGTTTTTTTATTTTCTTTGTATGCTCTCATGTATTGTGCTCTTGGATTAAACTCTACATAAGACGCATGAATCCACCCTGAGTTGGGTTCTCCGGGAGTGTAGAACTCTAGTATTAGCTGATCTGTCGTGCAGTTCATATTGATCCAATCAGCAACTTCAGCGTTGTCTACTCCAACACATTCGAAATCTGCCGCCTCAGCCTTGGCATGCTGCGAATTTACAGAACTACCTATCGCTGCACATAGTTCAGGAGAACGGTATCCGCTCGTGACCTTGACTCTGCCAAAATGGTCACGTACTTTTTGCAAAACATTTTCACATAATGCTTTTAGTTTTTCTATTTGATCTGCATTTGGATTGTTATCTATATCCAAACGTATAGCTGTATCTGATTTGATAAGCTCTTGAAGAGTAAAGTTACGTGATAAATTCATGTTAGTTTGTCTAAAAATTTTTCTAGCAACAGAAGTGATACTGCCCCTACAGTACCCAATAACACCCAATAGATCTTATCTATCTTACCGCCCAAATCGTGAATACCTTCGTGCATATGTTTAACGTCTTTTTTTAATCCTGTAATGTATCCATAAATAGAAAGCAAATGCTCTCTTGTCGTTTTAGGTTTTATTTTATCTCCGTTTGGCATTATGTTCTAGTTGCTATAACTTGTTCAGTTGGATCTAGTAAAGCTCTTTCTGTAGCACTTAAATTTTGCATAATACCTTGACCACTTTGTGGTTGGGCTTGGGCTAATAATGTTGTGTCAATATTAGGAGACTCCACAGGTTCTATCATTGATGGCATCATAGATAAATCTATTTTAGGATCTTTAGGTGGTAAAAAATCAAAACTTTTTTCTCTTTCTCTAAATAAATTTGGAAAAGAAGAAGTTTTTTCAATTGACGATTTTGGAGGTATTGGTGCTCCATCATCTGGTAAAGTAATAAATATACTACCACCTAATTTAGCAAGAATAACAGCTGCTTGTTTACTACCTGTTTTTAAATTTTTTAATGCAAGAAGGTCTTTTAATGAGTTTGGATCTAATAAAGCTCTTGCAATTACTCTGTTGGATGCAGCTGTAAAAATCCTTCTACCAGCTGTAAACAATCTACCTGCTAATGTAAATTGTCCCAATCTTGCTCTAATTAAATCTGTTAATGCACTACCTACAACACCTTGTTGTGCAGCAGGTGCTTTTCTACTAGCTATTAGTAAAGCCTTATTTAAAGTTTCTAAATCTTTAACATAACTTTCGCCAAATATTTCTTTTAATGCAGTTTTATAACCTCTTTCTCCTCCACCACCATTTAAATACTTATTAAATGCGTCCGCATCTAAAACTTTATCTAAACTTAAATTTTTAGATCTTGTAAAAACTCTTTCATTTAAATCTGTTAAAACATCTCTTTGAAACTTTTTGTATATTTCTGGATTTTTTTGTAAAATGTTTTTAAGTGTTTTTATTTCACCTATGTTACCTGGTTTATATATCTTATTAAAAATCTCTTGCGGAGAGTTATTTAATAATTTACCTTCAAAAGATCTGTTTAATTCTTTTGTAACATTGTCAAAAAGTTTATTTGTTCTTTCTATGTTGGCTTTTAAACCACCTATTCTTTTAATTTGATTAAATTCAGATTTATTAAAAAATACTTTTAATATTTTTTCATAGTTTTTCATAAAAGCATTATGTTTAACTAGGTTAGGTTTACCCGCTTGATCTAAAACTTCTTTTTTATAAAAATCAAATATAGAATTTTTATAAGCATTCATCGCATCAGGCGATTGACTTATAACATCATGAACTTGTCTAGCTACTTTTTCAGAATTAACACCTTTTTTAAAGGTTGTCTCAAATATAGCCTCATCACCTATTTTTAAAACATTTCCTACCTCTCTATTTGTTATTTTAGCTATGATATCATTATTTAATAATTCTTTATTTCTAATAACTAAGTTATTAAATCTTTGTAACTCATTAAGATATTCAGGACCTGCATCTTTTTTAACTTGGTTAGTAAAAGCATTTTTTAAAAGTTTTAGAGCACCTACATCTATGTCCTCTCCAGCAGCCAAACCTTTTTCTGATTTTCTAATTTTTGCCCCTAACGTTTGTAGCGTTTGTCTAACATTTTCTAAAGGTAATGTTGCGTTAGGGTTTTCTAAAATTTCTAAAAATTCTTTTTTAAATAAACCTTCAGCCTCAGCCACATTTAAAAAATCTTTTTTTTGTTGATTACTAAGTTTATTTATAGCATCTGCTATTTCTTTTGTGTTTATTGATTTCAAACCTGTTACTTGATCTAATTTAGATGCGGCTTCCGCAGCTTTTTTTTTATAATTATCACTTAATTGACTTATAATATTTCTAAACTCAACTCCTGTAGTTTTTACATTACCACCCGGTAAATTAAACACAGATTTAGTTAGTAGTTCATCTGAAGCTTCTTGTTTTTTTATTAAATTTTTTATTACGTCAGTATTTCTCTCATCTAAAACTTTTGCTATATCTTTTCCCGTATCGTAAGTAGAACCGGTAGCACTACCAAATTTATCCTTTAATAGTTTAAAATAAGAATTTAAAGCATTTGCTTTTTCAAGTGATGCTTCACTAAATTCTTTAGTGTAACCTAATCTTCTTACATCCTCAAAAGATTTTTGTATGGACAGTAAATCTTTATCATCAGCTGCCTCTGCTAATGTATATTTTAATTTAGATTTTATTCCTGCGTCCTCTAATTTTAAATTTATTTGATCTTCTATTTCTTTGGCCTCTTTAACTTTTGCAGATTCAGCGGTTTTAATTCCTTCATCTACATTACCAAAAATTCTACCTTTTAATATATTAGTTGCCCCTTTAATAATTTTAGCAGCACCAACACCTAAAACTCCAGCACCTGCAGATATACCTGCAGTTTTAAGTGCTTCATTTAATAAATCCATATCAGATAAATTTAAATTAGCTCCATACCTTTGACCTAATTTTAACCTTAAAAATTCACCTATACCTGCAGCAACAGAACCTGCTGCTATTCCTGCGGGTATGAAACCACCTGTTTTTACAGTAGTAAAAATAGTTGCAGCTAAATCGGGAACTAAAACCATAGCATCTCCACCTAAATCAGAAATGTCACCAAAGTCTAAACCAGGTTTATCAACTAATGCATATGTATTAGTTCTCGGATTAAAATATTCCAACTCTCCAGTGTCTGGTCCTACTCTTACGTCTATGTCTTGTTTGAATGCGGTCGATAAAACATTTTTTACTGCAAGAGCTTTTTGTTCTTGATTATATCCAAGAGAAGCAGCAAATCTTGCTTTACTAGTTGCGGGGTCATTTACGGATACATTTCCTTGTTTAGCTAAATCTGCTGTTGTTGGTATAAAAGAAACATAATCTAACTCTGTTTTTCCCAACATAGCATCATCAGGACCTACAATAATACTTTCAGCTTCTTCAAATTTTTCTTTCGCTATGTTTGGAAAAAATTTTTGATAAAACTCTGTTTCATCTACACCTTTGCCTTTAAACTCTTGATTATAAACTTGCTCTGCTAAATCCACACTAGGTATATTCACAGCGTCTGGATTTTTTTCTTTGTACTCTCTTACATTAGGTATTGAGTCTAAAGTTTTTTTATTTAATAATTTTTGAATAGTTTCAATTTCTTGAGCAGAGGGTGTATCTCCCTGTATTTCTATTACACCTAAACCATCAATTTTTACTTTAGCCATTAGAAATCCTTTGTAAATTTACCATTTACTTTTTTGTGTAGAACACCATCAATAAATTTAAATTCATCCATTTCTGATTCATCGGTTTTTGTAGTTTTTTTTGACGTATCTTGAGGAGTAAATCCACCCTCAAATACATTCATGTCAGAAAAATCTAAAGGATTACCTGTTAATTCTTTATACTCAAAAGCAGCATTATCGTTTCTTAATTTAATTGCATTTTGCATAATTGCAATTGTTCTTTCTGGATTAGCTCCTATGCCTAACTCTTCCATTTTTAATGCAATATCTCTATCAGTAAATCTTCCACCTGGCTCATCAATTCTTGCCATTAAGTACGCAAGATTAATTGAAGCAGATTTAATTTTACCTAATTGTACAGCGTCGTTTCCTACAAAACTACCAAAGTTCTTTTTAATATAATTATCAATATCACCACTTCCTGTATCAATAAAAGTTCTGTTTTCTCCTGTAGTTTTAAAACCGAAAGAGTCTGCAGCCATTTTTAATTGTGCTCCCGTACTGTCTAAAGCTTGTACAAATGCACCAACTGGACCTGTTTTAGCATTTTTTAAATTTTTAAATAAATTATTTGCAGCGTTGTTCATTTTAAAAGTTCCAATTTTTAAATCTCTAGCTGCATTTATTGTTTTGGTATCTGTTTGATTACCTTCTGATATTGATTTAATAGTTCCATCAGGATTAAAATCAATATTAAGTCCTGCACCCTTAATAGTTGCAGCAGTAACATAATCGTTAAAAGGTTTAGTTCCTGGTTCAAGACCCATAGCTAAAGCATTTTTAACTGCAGCAGTTTTAGTCTCTGGTTTAGCTGTGGCTAATGCTAATGCAAGATCATTTGAAAATTTTTGATCAGCAGCTTCCTTTTTAAGTCTTTGATTTATATCCATTTCAGCTCCACTTAAAGCTAACTGTCTATCAAAAGCTTTTTCTGCTCCTATTTGTTTAAACAATGTATCTGTCGGAGCTTTTGCAGCTTCTGCGGCTGTTGCTAAAATATTTCCCCTTGGAGTTGCTGATGCTAAATTTAACCCAAAGTTAATTAAAAATTGTGAAAGGTCTGGTTTAGTATCTCTATCTGCAAAAGCTTTCATAAGTTGCTCACTAGGAAGCATACTCGTTGTTTCTTGTGGTTTATCTATCGTTATAGATGGAGTGGTTTCTTGTTTTTTAACACCTAACTCTGGAAAATAATCTGTTGGATACTGTAAAAGAGGATTATTAGTGCCATCACTAAATTGTTTTCTAGGTTTATCTAAACCACTAGTAATACCAGTTCCTGTAGAACCACCCATTCTAAACATTGGTCTTTTTAAAGTTCTATTCATTATCTACCTCAAAGCTTTATATATACCAAATCCTGTAGCTGCTGCTCCTAATGCAGATTGTAGTGGTGTTGGATTAGGGACATTGGATACACTTGTACCTGTGCCTCTCATACCACCCATGATCCCTGTTACGATATCAGCAAATCTATCCACTTGTTCTTGTGGTTGGAATGCAGCTTGTCTTGCAGCCTCTCTATTAGCATCTAATCTAGCTTGTGCTAATGCTTGATTTAGCGATCCAAGGCCACCTAATGTTGAAACATCTGCTCTTTGTAATTGTGGTAAAGCTTGTGCAAATGTTAGTTGATCGGCTGCAGCTTGTTGTCTTCTACTCACTGCATCTTTAAAAGCTTCTGATAATAGTCCTGCTTGTAATCTACCTCTTGCTTCAGCTGTTCGTGCTCCTTGTTCCGCTAGTTGAACACCCTCTCGTCCACCACCAAAGGCACCCGCTGTTACTGCTCTATCTCTAATCTGTTGTCTATTAATTGCTGCTTGTCTATCAAACTCAGATAAACTTGTATCAATAACTTGTTGTTGATATGGAGACATGAATTGTTGAACTGAACCAGGGCCTGTCCCTGCACCTGCTCCAGATAATTGTTGTGCTTGTGTTAAGAACGGTTGAAAAGAACCTAAACCCGCTACAGCTCTTTGTTGTGCTTGTTGCTGTAATGGATCTAAACCTGCAACTTGTGGTGCAAGTCCTGATAGTGCTTGTTGTCTTTGTTCAAAACCTAATGCTGCTCTTCTTTGAGCATCAAATAAACCTTTTCTCTGATTAAATTGTTCTTGTGTTTCAAAAGTTTGCCTTGTTGGTTGAGCCATTGTACCAAGTCCAGCTAAACCTGTTGTTACGACTGGTACTGTTGTTTGTGTTAATACCTGTTTCGATAGATCTTTACCTAAATCTTCTACAAAAGGTGCTGGTCTCGATATCGTAGTTTCTGTTGCCACTACATTACTCCTTCTAATCTTTGTGCTGTTTGAAACATTTCTTTAGCGCCATCTAAGCCTTGCGTTTCTTCGGATACTTTACCTCCGGCTTCGAGGTTTTTCATGGTATTATACATAACTTCTGCACCTTTGTCCACATCGCCATCTCCTGCATTTCTAACAGCCTCAGCCGTAAATACGAACTCATTTTTGGATAATCTAGCTGGGACATCATCTGCTTTTTCCATACGTCCTATAGGCACAAACCCACCTTCTGCTCTAAAGTCCATCTCCTTACCATCTAAGTCTAACAAAGGCATAGTCTTTTTAGCCACTGGCTCTGCTTTACCACCTTCTGCTAATAATCTACTTCTTTGACCAAGACTAGCTATAAAATCTTTTAAACCCTCTGTTTCATAATAATTTTTTAAATTAAAATTTTCATCTTCTTTTGGTTCTTGCATACTGGCTAATAAAGTTCCTATACCAAATAAACTCCCAACGCCTGCACCAGTTAAACCACCAGATTTATTTACCAAACCTATTTTACTTAAAGCCTCTCCCAAACCACTAAATGCTGTATCACCAGCAACTTTTCTTAAAAACGGATTAAAACTACCTTTACCAAAAAAACTACCAACACCACCACTCATTACAAATGGTGCAGCTAACAATGCAGCTTTACCAAGTGGTGACTTAACAACTTTCTTAACAGCCCTAGTTGCACTTTTTAAACCTTTACCAATTGCTTTTGCTACACCACCTATGAACATCATCTGTCTTGCTGATTCAAGATCCATGATCCCTACTCCTACAGGTGCATCCTCAACCATACCACCACGGTTCATGAATCTAAATCTAGTTGGGTCGACAATAGGTATTGCTGGTGTTTGTGGTGTTGTAGGTGTTGTGGGTATTGTTGGTAAAATAGGTAATATCGAATCTGGTCCTTCATTGTCTTGTCTAATTATTGGATTACCATATGCATCAATATCTCCTCCCATTCTTCTATCCATATAATCACCATAAACTTCTTGCATCTCTGTTGGAGATAAAAACTGAAACATTTCAGGTGTTACTACTTGACCTTTATATTTGAATTTACCTGATTTTAGAACATCATCAGTAAAAAAGTCTTTTGTTTTTCTTGATCCTTTTTTTAAAGGAGATTCTAATAAATTCAAACCTACACCTAAAATACCAGGTAAGTCAGGTAGATTAAATTTTTCTTTAAATGCCTCCATCTCTGCACCAGAAAATTTATCTGATTTTTCAAAAAGACTAGCAACAGATTCTGGTAAACCACCATAAAGAGATGAACTAGTTAATTCAGGACTTAATAAACCCTCTTCTTCATCATACAATCCAGCAGCTTTTAAATCTGCTAATTCAGTATCTGTTAAACCAAAAGGATTTTTAGTTTTACGAGCCAACACATTTTTTATTCTTTCTTGTCGTCTAATTCTATCTCTTTTTTTAAGCTCTTCCATTGCTTTTCTATTTGCACGAGCTTCCTTTTTTTCTTGTTTTGTTATTGCTGCGGCTGCTTCTCTCTTCCTTTTTTCAACTTGTTTTTGAATTTCTGCTTTTCTTTTTTGAAATTCTCTATCTTTTTTTTCTTTTTCTGATTCTCTTGCTCCAGCCGCTACAGCTCCCGCACGAATATCTTTTGCTTTATCTCGACTCAAACCTTCTTTTTCTGCGCGATCAAAATCTCCTCTTTCTGCAGCACTTTGAGCCTCACCAGATGAATAATTACCTTGTGCATCAAAACTATCATAACTAGGTATACCTTTTGGTCCTTTGTGCGGTGTGCCTGGTTTTTCCTTCTTTAACATCTTAGCTTCATCAGCTGTAATGTATGCTAGTTTAGTTGCAGGTGCGTTTGATCTAGCTTTAAATTCTTTAGGTACAGTTACAGATTCAGAATTTTTTATATAATTCATAACACCATCTTGCTCTACAGCTCCTGCATTTTTTAACATCTGTCTTGCTTGTTGTGCTCTAGTTATTGCCATCGTACCATCTTATTATATTTTTGAGTCTCCTCCAAGTGGTAAAGACTCTACAGTTAATTTTACACTTCTAGAGATATCTTCTCTTTTAGTGTCTGTTCCTGGGTTATTTACATCCTCATCCGCTTCTGCATCTGACATATATTCTTGACCCGTTTTTAAATTTTTTAAAGTAACCTCACACTCTGGCGTAAGAACCATAGTTGGTTTACCGTTTATAATCTTCATTTCTTTTTTAGCTTCTGTTTCTATGAATGGCATTAGTCTCTATTTATCTCCAATATAGATGCAATTACATGTAATTCATTTGCATCGGCCGCTTGTGCCTTTAATACCTCATTTTCTTCTAAAATTAAAGGGTGAGTTAACAGCTCAACTGTTGCTTTTGAGGCTATTGCTTTATCTTTGAATAAATTAAATATTGCTGAAGCGGCATTTGTTATAGTGAAAGTTATCGTGGTTCCTGATCCAGCATCCTCGGACACTAGAATACTTTTAATTATAGCTCTAGAACTAGATGGTGTAGTATAGATAATAGTATTATCTGTGGTAGTTAAATCCACTAATTCATTTTTATATATATTAGCCACTTACAAACCAAGAAAATCTTTCTTGCTCCTGTTTTAATTCATCTAAAAAAGTTGAGTTTAATTGATCTTTCATAATAGTTAAAGCTCTGTTTATTTGTTTTTGATTAGAAAAATCGTAATTTTGTTTTGGTTCTGGTATTCTAATATTTATTTTTGCCATTATCTCCTACCGTCTGGTTGTATATCTAACCTTAATGTGCCGAATCTCCATTTTTCACTAGCGGCATCGTTTTCTATTTTAACATTTACAAATCTACCTCTGGCTCTAGTGTCTTTTTTATCTGTTGATGCTGTAACAGTGAAAGGACTTAAAGTAGTTGTAGAATCAGATTGTTGTGGATATCTTTTTACAGCTAAACTTATTTTAGCATTACCTTGTAAATTTTTAAAATCAGGCACGAATCTTCTCATCGCTAAAAAGACTTCACCTGCTATTTTTGGTCCAGATGTTCTACCCCTAGCATCCCTTTGTTTTTGTTCTAAATCTATGTCAAAAGATTTTATGAATGAAGTTACTGTGGTTGTTGAACCATCTTCATTAACTTGATCTGTTCCAACTTCGTGTTCAAAATATTTTGTCTGTCCTAATCCATTTTCACCTACTACCTCTGGAAAAGTTCCAAAACCGCTGCTGTCATATTTTGTGGCATACGGAGTTGGATATATAGTTGCATCCATCCAACTTGTTCTTGCTTCCGTTCCTGTATACCAAACACCACCCGGTACACCAGTAGACTCTCCGTAATTAAATACAACATATTTATCATTAAAAGTAGAGCCTGAAGATGGGTAATACCAAGTTATTTCTGTAAATAAATTATTTAATCCCGCAGCAACTTGTTGACCTTTTGTGGTATCAAAATTATCAAAAACAAAATCCTCAACAGTACAAGGTATAGATTTAACTGTACCATCAAATAAAAAGAAACCTTTTTGACTTAGCCAAAATGCAGCTCCATCTATTTCTACAACAGCGTTCTTACCTATTAAACCACAGTTTGTTCCAACTTGATCCAATTGAAAAGTAAAAGGAGCCCCTATAAATTTCATGGTATATAAAGCATTATCTGTAAATATTAGAATAACTTCTTTCGCTTTTATAGCTCCAACTATTTTTGTACCATCTTGAATTCTTAATGTTCCTGCTGAATTAGTTGCAGACGGAGCGTAAGTATTTATATCTTCTTGATCCGAAAATCTTATAAACATATCGTCTTGTGTAGTTGTTGTTCCAATAGTTGTTTCTGTGCCTAAATGAATTAAGTGACGCGTAGTTGGTGATATCAATGTTACTCTTGATGCAGTTGGATTACTACCTGTTGCAAAGCCAGATGTTGTTGTAGATGCTCTTGTAGTTAGTGGTGTTGCAGCTCCTGCATTCCATGTAAATGTTTTACCGTTTGCAATCGTTGCAATTAATACTTGACCAAAGTTATCCAAACTCCAAAGACCAGGTTCTAGAACTACAGTTGATGCATTTACTGCACTCCCAAATCCAGAAAAGTTTGTAGCATTTGTTACAGTGCTTCCATCACTTTGTGCTTGTCCATTTGATGTTCCAGCAGTCGCTGTTCCATTTGCACCTCTGGTGATACCAGTTAAATCATTTGAACTTATACCTGTGTATGTAACTAATTCGTTACCAACAGCGATTGTTCCGGCAGTTGGAAAACCAGATGTTGATGTTAAAGTTATTGCTGTACCAGATCCTCCTGTACCAGCTGTATCAGCAAGTAAAGCTCCGTTCAAAGTTGTTGTAGTAACACCTGATACTGTTCCACCATAATTACCTATACCAAAACCATAGCCGTAAGATTGTGCAGCAGGACCTACTTTCTCATAAGGTATAACACTACAAGATCCACCTGAACCTGAACTTGATGTTTGTTGTGTTCCTGTTACAATTGCAATCTTTGATGATGTAACTCTTGTAACTTGAAATAATTTATCTTCAAATGCAGCGTTAGTTAAACCCACCCCTGTTGGTACAGTTACATTATCTAATAATATTATATCTCCAGATTCTAAATTATGGTCTGATGTAAAAGTAAGACTAACTTCAAAAGTTGCATCTAAACAAGATATAGCAACAGAACCAATTGTAGATTTTACAGGTGTAACATCATGAAGTTGTCCTTCAAAGTAAACAAGTAAAAATTTATCTGTTCCAAGAGCCACGTACCGGTTACCATCTAGATCTACAAAAGAGTGTTGTTTTCTAACAACACCTACTATTGATTCTGAAATTAAAGATGACCAACCACCCACTTTCTCAGGCAGTCCGTATCTAAATCTTACGTTGTCGGAATCTACCCAACGCTGTTCTGCACCAGATGTTGTATCCTGTTTATCTATTCCAGGTTTAAAACTGTAGTCTATTAGAGCCATATTAAACGCCCCTACTGATTAGTTGACTTTAATACCCAGCCAACAGTTACATTAGCATAAACAAGCGTTACTGCTTGACCATTAACATTTAAAACTAAATTAGAAGTTCCCGCATTTATTTTATGACTATTTCTATTTACTGTAAGATTGTTAGATGCAAAAAAGTTACCACCATCTATAATAGTTACTTCGTCTCCTGTCGCAGCAGAAGCTGGTAATGTAATTGTTATGGGGTTAGTATTTGTTATTCCAATTATTTGATCGTTTTTTACAGCTGTGTATGTGGTTACAGATGAAGAGTTAACTGTATAATATCCTTTTTGTAAAATAGATTCTGTTGTATCTGTCCCATCAGATATTAAACTAACGATAGAACCTGGTGCGATTGTTACAGGATTAGAAGACGAAGCTGTTTTTACAGTTAATGTAAAATTGCTCGTAGTTCTAGTTGTTGCATCTTCTATTATAAAATATCTTTCAGCACCGCTAGGCATCGTCACAGTTCTATTAGCAGCTAATGTCCCTGTTAATTTATAGTATATATTTTTACCATTAGATGTTGCTCCGTTGTCCAATGCTAATGTAACATCGGCAGCGGCTACATCTAAAGATAGATAACCTGTAGCAAGTTGCTCCAATATCTGTAAATTAGTATTTGTTATATTACCCCAAAGACCAGCCTTTTCACCGGTTGTAATAATCTCTAATTTTGAATTTGTTGAAAATGTTGATGCCATATTAAATCGGGTCTATTTCTACCCAAACACTATTTGTGTTTGGATCTATTTCACTCCATGTTATTGCCGTAGCATCCTTAACAGTTATAGTTAAAGGTGTCGCATCAGGCGTTACGTTTGCTTTACCAATCAGTGTAACACTTCCTGTGTTTAACGTCAATTGGTTTCCAGTTACGTTTGCATTAGCTGCTGCATTAATTACTACACTTCCTGCAGCAAGAGTTAAACCACTTCCTGCAACAGTTACATTAGCTGCAGCATTAATTACTACGTTTCCTGTAGCTGCTGTTAACGGACTCCCTGTTACATTAACAAGAGCTCCTGCTAGTGTTGATGCTGCTCCTATAGATAGTGTTAAAGGACTTCCTGTTACGTTAACTGAAACGTTAGGATCAAATATGCTACTTGAAATTGGTAGCTCTGATATGGAACTAAAGCCGAGCATTAGTCTTAGCCTTTAATTTCTATCAATGTCATTACTGATACTGAGTCATCGGTTTGTGACTCAACTGCTGCTGAACCTCCACCTGATCTACGAAATCTAATCTTATATTCAGTTGATGAAGTGGTGCTGGGCGAATCCAGGTAATTAAAAGAACAACCTACATAGTTATGTTTTGCCTGATTGTTAAATGTTATGTTTCTATGTTGTCTAATTAATTCAGTGCTACCCCTAAAAACATACCAATCTCCGTAAGTGTTATCTAAACCTTTTGCAACCGACATACTTGCTGTAACTAAAATTTTTGATGATGTTGATGACGGAGTAATACTGGCTGCTAATCCAGTATCAATAATTGTTGTACTTGTTGATGATGTTTCTGTGGAGTATTGACTACTCACTACTTGCAAAACACTTCCAGTGGGTAAATTACTGGACGTAAGAGTAGCTACATTAGCAGCGGGTATTGTGCCACTAATAGCATTCGCTCCACCTATTCTAGTTATTGCCATCTATATTACTCCTTTGGATATTTAGTCTTAACTGCATTTAAAGCCGTAAAGAATCCGCCACTCGTAGTTAGTGTACCATTATTTATATCGTGGTACAACTTATCTAGCTGTTCACCGAGTTCTGGGTATTCTGCAGCTCTATCTCTTTGATACTGTTTAGCATCGTAGTCTGCTTGCAGTTCTGCTTGTTTAGCAGACACTTGTGCCCATGTCCATGGTTGAGTGTCGGAAAATATAGCAGAGCCATTTTCGTCAGCTCCTGATACATACTTTACTTGTGCTTGATACTCAGCTTCGTTTGATGGCGAACCAGTAACTACGAATTGAGCGTCTGCGTCAAGACCTTGTATTGCTTGTGATATGTCTATCATATTTTCCTCCTTAATTTTATGGTAAAATCTCCTGTAAAATAATTTGACCTTGTTTACTTCCTTCTTGATTAATATATGCAGTTCCAGCACCAGCTTTAAAATAAAGGGTATAGGTAGTTGATGACGTGGTGCTGGGCGAATCCAGGTAATTAATCGTCATTAATTGACGAATATCATTATTATTTCCATAAATTTGAACAAAGCTACCAGAACTAGCTAAATTTGTAGACCCCCTATATAAAGTGTACGTAGCATCATTTGAGGAACGAACATTACTCATTATTGAAACTAAAATTTTAGAACTAGTCGAAGTTGGAGTAATACTTAATGTTAAGCCTGTACTAGCTGTATAACTACTAGAAGTTGTGGTTTGTTGTGCAGTGCTTGTTGTCGAAACAACTTGCCCCACTTTACCAAACCCTGCAGCAGTGATTACACCACTACCATTCGATGTGACTAGGTTATTTCCTCCTGAATCCTGAAGCTGGTCTACTTTTAAAATACTACTCATACTATATTCCTAATTTATACCCTATTAAATTTGTATTATCATTATTTGCTCTTACAGAAACAGTTCCAGAGTTAGTTTGCATATATACAAATCCTTCATAGTAATCAGTTGCTGTCGCTGTAACAATTGTAGCAGCACCAATTGCTTGAGAACCACTACTTCTTAAATCAAAAGCATTCATATTTAAATAACCATAACAAATGCTAGATCCGTTTTTATATATGTGAGCAATGCATTGTTTTGCCGTATCTGATCCAGCAACTATTTCTACATTTATAGATATTAAATATTTTCCTGCTACACCTGGAGTCCATCTATAATTAGTTGAATCCCAAGTGCCTGTTGTTGTTAAAGAATCTTCAGAATTAAATTGTATTTTTGTAGCAGTGGCGCTTGAGATACTTGCTTGATTTGAAGAGGCTCTTGTAACTTTTAAGGCTGGTGTATTATTTTCCAACGTAACACCTGATCCAATAGTAATGTTACCAGATCCAGAGCTAGTTGTTATTTCACCGACTTTTAAAATTCCGTTTGCCATTATGCTCCTATCCTGTATCCTGCAAAAAATGAACTTGCTTTAGCATTATTTGCTTGTATTCCTGATCCACCAATATCGTGACTGTTATCTCCTAATTGTGCATAAACTTCTACATAATCACCAGCAGATAAATCTAATATAGTAGAAATAAATCTTGTATCTCTTCTTGAATAATTACTTGTATTAAAAGCACTATCATTTTTATGATGTGTGTTCACCGCACTTCCATTAATATAAAGTGCAATAAAAGTAGTTTGTAAGTTATTACCAGAATTACATTTTAAATTAACTTGTGCTGTTATAAAATATTTACCACCTTTTCCTGTTGGTACAGTAAATCTATAATTAGATGAATTATCATAAGCATTATCAGTATCAAAAACTTCAGTATTAAATTGTGCTTTTACATAAGTATTATTTGCAATTCCTTGAAACGCTGAAAGATACGCTTCAAAAGCTGGACTCATATGTCCAGTGGCAGCTCCACTTTCAAATGTAACTGTAGATGAATTAGTAGAACCAATAACTAAATTAGTTGTTCCTGATACGGTATCAATTGTATTAGTTTCTAATTTACTCATTATAAAATTACGAATGTACTCCCTGATGGTATAGTCACTGTACCTGAAACTGTAACAGGACCAACGACTGCTCCGTTAGTTGTACCTGCCATAGATATACTTGTAAACGTTTGACTGTTCTTTACAAAGAATGTTGAACCTAAACTTGCTGCTGTGACTGTTGAATCTGTTGGAGTTCCAATATCAAAAGTATCACCTAGCACTACACCAAAAAATGTATCTGATGCAGCAGGGTTTGATGTGAAAGTAATTTGTGACCCCGTTATAATATATGCGCT